GTTATGCCAGTAAATGCAGAAGAAAAAGAAACATCATATGCAATAGAAGAAATACAAACACAGACTGTAAAAGAATCAGAAAATAAAAATGACAATAATACCTTAAATATAGATAGTAACAATGCAACAAGCCAAGAAACAGAAGAAACACCAACAGAAACGCAAGAGAACACACTCGCAGAAATCCGCGACACACTCTATATAATTTCAATAACACTCATTATATTTACAGGCGCGTTTCTAGGCTATGTAGCAGTTTCACGATTAATGTAGAAAGAGAGGATATAAGACATGACAACAGCAAGCGCAATATTAACAGATTATTCTCAGTATATAGCAATGGGGTTTTCAATGTCTGTAATACTCTCATTCACATTATGGGCGATTATGAAGCTCTGGCGCTTCGTAGTCGATATTATTAAGCTATCAACACCTTACAGGTGATGATAAATATAATTTTCGGAGGTTCCCAGTATGACACCAACAGTTTTAGCAGCAGAGGGAAATGCAGCAGTCACAATGAGTACAGAAATCAAGACAGCAATCACAACAGCTTGTCAGAGCGCAGTCGATGTGTGCAAAGACGGTATTGTTGCTGTTCTTCCTATCGGTCTCTCACTCATGGCAATCACTATGGGTATCAGAATGGCTGTCGGCTTCTTTAGAAGCCTTGCAAACTAGTACTCCGATACTAGCAAAGGCAGAGTTTAACGGCTCTGCTGATGTACACAAAGAAGCGTTTAAAAGTTCGTGCGAATGAACAAATAAAAACGAGTAACACAGAAAGCGAGGTACAAAGAACAATGGGATATGTACTATTACTGTTATTCTTCCTAGTGTGGCGGAATATGGTACAAATCAAGAAAGCGACAAACTATATTGCCTACGGTACAGAACACCGTAAAGGCAAAATAAGCAAGCTCCTTGACTTGGTAACTAAAATACACAATGAGGAAGCGGAAACAAGGAAAGCCAAGCGAGCCAAGCGGCAGGCAGAAAGAGAGGAAAAGGAACATGAAGAACAGAAGTAAATATAATTGTTTAAAATCCGCTATTTTACAGACTTTAATTCTAGGTTTATCCGTTGCCGCCCTTGTTTATGACGCTAACGGCGGTACAGTCACATCATATTTTTATGTACTCATAAACGGACTTATTTGTCTTACATTTTGTTGTTATGATGATGAATTGTATAAAAGGAAAGATGAAGCAATTGAAGAAACCGTGGTAAAGGAACATGAAAAAGATAATTAATTTGATTAAGTCAGATAACATATATCTATTAGTTATCATTCACGTTATTATAACGTTAGCGCTTATTCTTTTCATATCTTTAAAATATGATTGGATTGTTGAGCAATTCGGCTCTTACACACTCTTTGTTGCAACATGCGCTCCTATCGGTGGATTTTTCGTAGGCGGTTATTACTTCGTAGTTGACTATTTTTCGCGGTACTCAAATAGAAATAAAGAAAGTAGTGAAAAAAAAGATGTATGATTGGTTTTTGCAGAATTTTGGAAGTTTTGACAATTTTATATTGTTTCTCCTTGCCATAGGACTTCTTATCGTTATCTCTCTTATGTTTGCGGCTCTTCGCTTAACTTTCCATGATGATATAGAAACGGAGGATAAAAACAATGAGCGATTTAGATGATAATTATGATGAGGATTATAGAAAGCTCCGAGATTTAATTTTTTATATTTCTATAGTTATTTTTTCTAACTTGCTCAATATAAAGGATAACGACAATGATTAATTCACTAGAAAAAGTTGATATAAGGAATGTTCCTTATCATTCTACAATTACAGAGCGTGAGATACAAGTTCTTAGGGACTTCTTCACGATACGCGCTTGTATAATTATTATAAGAGAGTCCGTTTCTATTTTACTTAACAAGGATAACAACAATGATTAGTTGTACATATATTCCTATCGTAATAATGTCGCACGATATAACAGGCATTACAATTATAGAAGCATTAATATTAATACTTCTGCTTACTGTCATATCAGTATTATTTATGAAATTTATAATATGGTATATGCACCACATTATATAAAGCCCTAAAAAATAAAGATTGTGCTACAACTTGCCTAGTGGTATAATCATATTGATAAGGGGGTGTTATTATTTTCGGTATTTCTAATATAACTTTGCTTCTTTCTTTTATTACATGTATCATATTTCTAGGTTTATTTATTTTTATTGTAATAAAATTATTTACTTTCTTATTTAGTAAATTGAAGCATTTTTTAAAATCAACGTTTTATCAAAATGACAGTAGGCAAGTTTAAACTTGTCTACTGTTTTTTATTATGGAGTTATTATGAAAAGATATTTTTGTTTTTTTCTTGCTGTTTTAATTACAGCAATGTCTATCATTTTTTATTGTCCTTTCAATATTTATGCAAATGACGCTTTTACTATCAGCAAAAATTCTACTGAAAAAACTGGTTTATCTGCTGATGAAGCGCAAAAAGCTATTGACGCAAACGCAGATATTAAAGGTAAAGACGGAGTAACAATGCTTTTATATACTCCTTCTGATAGTTATAATTACACCCTTAAAAGTGGCGCTTTTGTTGCTCATCTTTCCGATTCTCAAGCTAAGGCAATGTTAATGTCAAAAAAATCTTTTCAACAGTATGTCGTTTTATGTTCTTCCTTGATTTCAAACGGTACTGTTTTTCGTGGTTTTTTGAAAACTGTCGGCATTGCAACAACTGGCGATTCTAAAGCTCTCACAAATATTGTTGATAAGTTTACGTGCAATTATAATTATCTTGATTCTATTAATTATGATGAAGATACACAGACAATTACAATGGATAATACCAGTGTTGACAAATTAAGAGAAGAAATCAAGAAATATTATTATGATTCTATCGGTTTAATTCGTATAAAGCCATCTGGAACGGTTAAGCAGTTCGTTGATTCTCCCGCTTTTCATCATCTTTTTGAATATGAAGAAGATTATACCTCGGCTTTTAATGGTGTTGTTAATTCTAAATATTGCTTTGCTGATAAAGATTCAAATCTTTCTTATCATGCTTTTTTTTGGGATACAACAAAATACGTTTATATGTCAGATGATGTCGCCTGGGCTGGTGATTCTCTTGGTAATCGTGTTTATAAGTTAATGTCTTATGACGGTGAGAATTCATTCGATTTTTCTACAAACAATGTAAAATATTGTAGTTATTATGGTAATTCTTCTGAGTTAGCCGAAATCAAAGGTTTGTATACAAATAAAGATGGTTCTTATTATAATGGTTTCTATGGTTTGTATGATAATACTGTTCGTTACTATTCTTTTTTTTCCGGTGTTATCACTTTTAAATATTATCCGTTTTCTTTCTATTCTGCTGACGGTTCTTATTTTGAATATTTTAAAAGTTATTCCGCTTTATATAACTTCTTACATGGAGACCAGAGCGCTTATCTTAGCAGCAAGATTGAAGAGACAGGGCAAGATATAAGTATGAGTATTAAAGACATGGACGCTAACCTAGGTGATAAAATGGATGCTCTTATTGATTCTATTAATAGTGGCAAAGGTAACATGTCTGCTGATGAATTGCAAAATGCTATTGATAAAGGGCTTGAAGATTTAAACAAGAATACAGAAGATATTAAGGATAATACAAGTGATATTCTTGATACATTAAAAGAACAGAATAATATCTTATTGCAGATTCTCGGTGTAACTGAATACATAGCATATCAGAACGACAAATATAACAATACTTATACGAAAGCTGATATGTCAAACCTTTTTAAAAAGTCATTTAATAGGGTTTCTGACGCTGTTCTTTATGGAGAAAAAGTTGATGACGACAACGAAGAAACTATTGACCGCACTAAGTTTAGTTATCATAACGGAATTTTCGGACACTTTCCTTTTAGTGTTCCTTATCAGCTCTACGAATGGCTTAAGGTTTTTCAAGCAGAGCCAGAGTGTCCAGAGTTTACTTATCACTATGGCTTTTTAATTGGTATAAGTAAAGATAGTGACGAATACGACAAATATAAAATAACATTCAATTTGTCGGCTTATGATTCATGGAGGGAAGTCGCGGCAAGTCTTTTAAAACTGTCGTTTACTCTTACAATGGCAATAGGTACATATAAAAAATTTAAGGGGGAATTATAGCATGTGGGAAAAGCTTATTTTAATTGTTTGTAGTGCCTTAACTGATTTGATTGCAAATCTATTAACTTTTTTTGTTGATGTCGTTCTTATCGCTTACAACCTCTTACCGACTGACCCTGTAAGTGGTTTATTGAATGTCAGTAAAGAGCCGTTTGTTAATTACTTACCGTTCATCAATTGGTTTATTCCGCTTGATTATGTTGTTACCCTTACTGGTGCTGTTTTAGATGCATGTGGGTTATATATTTGTTGGAAATATTTCAAAAAAATTCTTTATGCTGTTCTTTCATACAGAAAAAATCTTATTGGTATGTTAGCTTATTTATTAAAATAGTTCGCGCGAACGAACGCACGCACATTTGAGGTGATTATTATATGATATGGTTTTATACAGGTGTCCCCGGCAGTGGCAAAAGTTATCATGCCGCGAAAGAGATTTATAAATTTATCCAAAAAGGTAAAAACATAATAGGTAATATGGAAATTAATACAGATAATATCCCCACGCTTAATAAAAAGCCCAAGGGGTGTTATTTGTATGTCTCGAATAAAGAATGGCTTAATAATTCCATTCTTGAAATGAAAATTGATAGACATGGTGCAACTAGGCTCAAAGAACCCGACGACATTTACAGCTATATACAGGGCTTAAAAGGTTATGCTTATAATTTCCATGAACGCGATAAACAGGGAAAGTTTAAGCTACACCAGACGTTATTAATTCTTGATGAATGCCAAGAGTTATATAATAGCCGTTCTTGGAATAGAAAAGACCGCCTTGCTTGGTGTGCCTTTTATCGTCTGCATAGAAAGCTCGGTTACGATGTAATACTTATATCACAGGACGACAAGTGCATTGATAAGCAGATTCGAAATGTCCTTGAAACACAAGTACTGCATAGAAACGTTGGTAATTACAAAGTATTTGGTAAACTTCTTTCACTCCTCTTCGGGGGAAATCTGTTTATTTGCATTACAAGTAAATACGGCTATTCTAAGAAAGACGCTAAAACAGGTAGTAAATTTCTATTCGGTGAAAAGAAATATTATAGCGTGTATGATACAACACAATTGTACTAGGTGGAATCTCGGAGTATTCGGAGAGATAACACCTAGTACAAGTGGGCTTGTATCTGCGCATAGTATAACACACACATACATACACATACACACGCGCGCACATGCGCGTACTTGATAATATATACACTTAAACGAAAAGATTTAAAAAAAGGGAGATTTAAACATGAAGAAAAAAGAGATTAACGAAATTATGGCACATGTTGCCGCTCTGTCTGATGAAAAACTTGAGGAAGAATATTACACCGCTGTTGATAATTGTCTAGGTTCTCAAGTTGATACAATGATTGAACGCGGTTATGATTCTGTTGATATTATTGAACGAGAAAAACATGAAAAATATCTTTCTGAATACGCTGATATGCTTGGGTATTTATGCGAAAAAAGAAATATAAAATTATGGGGAGATAAATAACATGGGTGCTTACAATGTTCGTACATTAACATATAAAAATCAAACACAAGTGAGGTTTTTTAAGAAACCGATTGAATATGACAAAAAGAAAGTTCGTGCGAACGAACGCAAGAAAAAGACAGAGGAAGAAAGAACGCAATTTGATATTGATTTATCTATCAGACAATCAATGCACCGTACTAAAGATAAAATATGGAATATCTGTCTTGCTAATGACTGGGAATATTTTGTAACTTTCACTTTCAATCCAAAAATCGTTAATTCAAAAGATTATGACGATTGTGTTACAAAGTTTCATGGTTGGTTAGATAATGCAAAGAAAATTTGCTGTCCAGATTTAAAATATGTTATTGTACCAGAATTTCATGCGGACAAAGAAAAATTTCATTTTCATGCTTTAATGTCAAATCTCGGTTTATTACAGCTTATTGATAGTGGTAGACGAAAAGATAAAGGTACAAAGATAATATACAATATTAGTAATTACCGCTTAGGTTTTTCTACTGCTATTCCAGTAAGTCAAGATTGCGATTCACAGGGGAAGATTGTTGGATATATGCTTAAATATATAACAAAGGATTTAGCTACATTAACGCAAGGTAAAAAGCGTTACTGGTACTCAAGAAACACTTGTGAAAAGCCTGTTATAGATTCTTATTTGATAGAAAATGATAAACTTAATGATTTTATAGAAGCATTAGAAAATGATAAGTCTTACAGAAAGACGGTTGACATGCCATTTTCTGATAATGAGTTAAAAATATACAACTTTGATACAAATTGACCTATAATATAGCCACAAGGGAGAGTGACAACATGGGAAAACATTTGACAGAGAAAGAACGCTATTTGATAGAATTTATGTATAACAAAGAAAAGAGGACACAACGCGAAATAGCTAAGATATTAAATAAGCATTATAACACAATCTATAATGAGATTAAGCGCGGCACCGTTAAGCAGAACGATACACATTTAAAAGAGTATTATATATATTGCGCTGATGTTGGACAACGCAGATATAAAGAAGCCAGTGCAAATAAGGGCGCTAATAACAAGGTCGCTTGTGATAGTGAATACATAAAATTTATACATGACAGAGTAAAAGAACACTACTCTTTCTATTCTGCAAATGAATTTGCAAAGCAAGAGGGATTTAATACAAGAGTATGTTTGACTACTCTTTACAATTATTTCAATAAGCGATTTATCAAATTGAAAAAGTCGGATATGCCCTATAATAAAATTAAAAAAGTTAAACAGGAAAAGGAAACAAAGCGCGTTTACCAGTACGGCAAGCGTTCCATAGATGAACGCGAGGATATAAAACAGCGCGATATATACGGACATTGGGAAATGGATACCGTACAAGGACAGAAAAAGAAAAAGGGTTGCATACTTGTTTTATCTGAACGTAAGACAAGACAAGAATTACTTTTTAAACTTGACAATAAACAGTGTTCTAGTGTTTGGAACACTTTGCAAGATAATTGGGATAAATTAAAGCACCATATAAAAACAATCACATGCGATAATGGTGTTGAGTTCTCGACAAATTGCGAATTAAGCAACAATGATTTAATAGAGTTCGTTCGCACGAATTTATATTATTGTCACCCTTACCGAAGCGGTGAGCGTGGAACAAATGAAAATCAGAATAAATTAATACGCCGTTTTTACCCTAAGGGTGTTGATTTATCAAATGTTACTCAAGAGGATTTAAACAAGATTCAAGGCTTTATGAACAACATGCCGCGTAAGATATTTAATGGTTTATCGTCAAATCAATTTTTAAAACTAAATGAAATGGAGTATTTACAAACATGATGGACAAGATAAGAAAGATATTAATAATTATAAAAAGGTGTGTGACATGTTCTCCTATTGCTAACATATGCTTACTTCATACGAACAACAAAACAACATGTCACATGCCTTGTAAGTATGCGCGTGAATGTGATTTACACTCGCGTTTCTTTCGTCTCAATAGCTGGTAATATAAGCTAAAAATTTTTTAACAAAAAATCACAATTTATTGTTGACATTTACAAATTTTTTTTAAAAAAGTTGTAATTTATTTT